GAATATTATTATTCTGAGAGGAAAAAAGTAGATACCGATTTTTCGGAAGATATGAAGGTCTTACTGAGGCGGTGTGAAAAGGAGATTTGGTACCCAAACTCGATAGAAGTCGATCCTGCAGCGGCATCGTTCAAAAAACAACTGAGAAAAGACGGGTTCGCTTCAGTTAAGGATGCTGATAATTCCGTTCTTGATGGCATCCGCAATGTGGCCTCCGCCTTAACCGCCGGGAAACTGCTAATCCACGAATCCTGCAAGCATCTGATTTCCGAACTTCAGAACTATGTCTGGGACGAAAAAGCACGAGAACGTGGGCTCGAAGCGCCACTAAAGCAAAATGATCATGCTCCGGACGCCCTCCGGTACGCATGTAGGCGACTATTCTCAAAGGGAATACAATGATAACTCCTGACAATCTGCAATCACACTTCCAGCGCGGCAAGCCCTGGCCACCAGAAGAGGATATCGGTCCCGGCAAGCGCCTCACGATCTATGAAGAGAACCTGAAGCTCTGGCAGCGGAAGCATGATGAGGTCTACACAGTCCTGCGGAATCTGTACGCAGATCGGGAGAAGGATTTCAACAAAGTCATTTTCATCCTAAATTTTCACAAACAGCTCTCCACCCTGTGGGCGGATCTTCTCCTCACCGAGAAACCCACCATGAAGGCCGGGCAAGAGGCCAGGGATTCTACGGGGAACATCATAGTCCCTGCAGAGCAGACCTACCTGGACTCGCTTATCCCTCGTCTCTCTTTGTGGCTGAAGGCCTACGCCGCCAGGATCGACATGAGCCGGTATGGGGTTGGCGTGGCCAAGGTCTATGCCGAAGAAGGCCAGCCAGCCAAGCTGCAGATCGTGGCTCCTAAGAACTGGTGGCCGGTGGTAGGACCTGACGGCGAAGCTTTAGGGCATATCATAGCCTGGTCTCAGGACCAAAAAGTGCTCAACGTTGAGCTTCACAGTGCCGGATTCATCCAGAGCAGCAAATTCCTGATATCCAGCGAGGGCAAGATAAATTCAGATCCTTATGATGTTTCAGAAGTCCAAACCGGATATGACAAGCCTCTTGTCTTTCCGTTCTTGAATGCCATAACTTCAGATGATATTTTCGGGACCGATGACTACCAGGACATCGACCCGATAGTGAAGAGACTTGAAATCACGTTCACCCGCTCGGGCCGAACCCTGGACGCCCATAGCGAGCCCGCTTTTGCGGTGCCCGAGGATGCTCTTGGGCCGAAAGATCCCGTTACAGGCGAGCGCAAGTATAACGCCAAGAGGCGCGTCTTCCCGATGAGCGAAGATGACAAGATGGTGCCTCAGTACATCACCTGGGACGGGCAGCTTGTTTCATCTTTTACTCTGATTGATAAGGCATTTGACGCCCTATTCCTCGTATCCGAGACATGCAAAGCTATTTTCTTCCCGGAGTCACTGGGAACCGCCCCATCTGGTGCGGCCCTGAGACGTGCGTATCAGAGGCCCCTTAAGAAGAGCGAACGGTGCAAGCTACCATTCGATCCAGCGTTCAAGCAGATCCTCGAAGCGATTTCGGTATTGGATGTTAAGAATAAGGTACCTGGCGCGGTTCTGCTCAAGGATATCCAGATAAACTGGAAAGATGGCCTGCCAGACGATGAGCTGGAAGAGACTCAGATAGCAATGAACAAGCGCGCCGCGGGATGGTCGACGAAGGCCATCTTGGAAGAGGCGGGCTACTCCGAGGATGACGCGAACCAGATAGCGCAGGATGCCGCCGGGCAAGTCCTGTAAATTTTCTTTTCACAGTGCGCAGCGCCGACAGGCCCCGCACTTTCCTACCATGACAGAAACACCCCCCGCAACACCTCCAGCAGTGCCACCGGCCCCTGGGGAGGGCGGATCTGGTCCCTACAAGGTCTTTCAGACCGAGCAGCAGTACCAGGCCGCATTGAATCGCAAGCTGGCAAACTATGTCCCAAAGACAGAGCTAGATAGTGCTCTTCAGAGAGCCGCAGCACTGGAGAACTCCCTTGGAACTGTCCAACAGGAGATCCAGGGACTCAAGACCAAACTCTCAAGCTACGAGATCGGAGATCTCCGGCAGAAGATCGGAAAAGAAGCCGGTCTCCCCGCGGATTGGATCGAGGAACTGAAAGGCACCGATGAGGCGAGCCTGAAAGCGCATGCCGAAGCCTTGCGAAAGAAGCTGGGGATCAAGCACAACGCGGGCAATCCCGTGCCGCCACTGACGCCCGGAAAACCAGCGACTGAGAATGATGAGATGAACGCTGCCCTGCGCGCCCTTGCTGGCGTGGGCGAAACATCCGGAAGATGATTTTATGGGAACTTACGACGAAATTTTGGCCCGATCCGGGCTGACAACCAACGGATTCATCCAGACCAAGTACGTGCCTGGCGTGATCCAGGAGGCCGTCTCACAATCTATATGCATGCGCCTCATGAGAAAAGAACCGAACATGAGCACCAAGACCGAGAGCAGGACAGTCATGTCCCTGTTCCCGGAAGACTATTGGGAAGACACCGCGGCAGGAGATGGTACCAGCCCGGAAGCCGCGGGCGGACTCCTGGAGACCGCAACCCAACAGTGGACTAATGCCACCATCACGGCCGCAAAAATGGGTGTCGTGGTGCCGATCCCGAAGGACACCATCGCAGATCTTGCTGAAGGGTATGACCTTTGGGGAGAGATCAAGCCGAGGTTGGGCGAATCCATTGCTCGCAAGTTTGACCAGGCAGTCATCCACGGAACTGCAAAGCCCACTGCTTTTCCCAATGCCATCATGACGGATGTGGCCTCCAAGAGCCTCACGGTCACCCACAAGGCTACCGCGACCATGAAGGACTACTACGATGAGATTTTGGGAGAAAGCGGCCTCTTCAGCCTGGTAGAAGGCAAGCGGTACAATGTAGATGGCATCATTGCCGATCTTAGCATGAAGGCCGGAATGCGTGGTGTAAGATCCACCGACGGCATCCCGTTGTGGGCATCTCAAGCCGGCCAGGGCACACCAAGCTATTCTCTGGCCGGTGTGAACGTGGATTTCCCCGAGAACGACTGCCTCGATCCCGCCGTAGCTCTCATGATCGCCGGAAACTGGAAGAAAGCCTTCTACGCTTGGAGGCAGGATATCCAGCTCAGCATGTCCGATACCGCGATGGTCACGGATGCCTCTGGCGCGGTGAAGCTCAATGCCTTCCAGCAGGATGTTGTTCTCCTGAAGGCCACATGTCGTCTCGGGTGGTGCTGCCCGATACCCGTGGACATCAAGGGCACGGCAAATAGGTATCCCTTCGCAGCTCTCCTTCCGGAGGCTTAGGATGAGGAAATATCTCATCCTTTTTGCAATCTGCCTATTGCTGGCGGTCACGGCAAGTGCTGATTGGTACCCCAAGAAGATTGATCAGGGAACACTCCTGCAGACGGACACCGGGGCGAACAATATCGAAGGCCTGATTTCCATCCAGACCATCCCCGCAGCCGAAACCAGCGACGATGACCAATTGGTAAACGGTGCCTCTCTCAATTCGTCTACTGCGTTGGCTCTAGATCCGACTAGGTCTCAATTCCTCGACCAGCCGGACGTTCCCCGCTGCCTGCTAGTGACACCTTCAGGGGCCGTCACCAGCAACATAAAGTTAGTGGGTACTGATATAGGCGGCAACGCTATCACAGAATGGGCGAACTTTTCCGCAAGCGCAACTCCTGTGACAACCGCCAAGGCGTTTGCCTCGGTGGCGACTATCAATGCAACGACCACCGGAAGCACCTTCACCGTGAAGATCGGAACCGCCGACAAGCTCGGTCTAAACACCAAGCTGGCCACCAACACAGTACTGCTGGCGGCACTCGACAATACTAAGGAGGGCACGGCACCGGCGGTCACCGTATCATCTACCGTGCTGGCTCAGAACACCATCGATACCAGCGGAGCGCCTGCTGGAAAGGTCACGAAAGTATGGTTTGTAGTATAGGAGGTTCCAATGTCCGTCTTCGGGGAAACAGATGCACCAGCATCAACTACTGAGCTGGAGACCACCGAGGCACGCAGCATGATATCGTTGCTCAAGGCGCTCAAGAACCAGAATATCAGCGGGGATGCCGTGATGCAGTCCAAGGTCGATGATATGACAGCACTCCTAGAAATAATTGCCGAGGAACTAGATACGGCCTGAGGTATAGATGGCGACCGGATCTTATCATTGCCCTGTGTGCGGAATTGGTTTTGAGGCAAGTATCCTGGTGGGGGCAGATGTCGTCTGCCCCAATGGGCATACACTGCCTTATGATGTCGATCCGGGTGAAGATGCTTCGACTTGTGATTGCCCTATATGCCAAAAAGGTTCAGTGTCGATCTTGTTCTAGGGCTGCCTGATTGCGATGAAGCAGACGAATCGGCTTGGGCTGAATATTACAACGAATCTGAAGATGGTGATTTTATGACGTTCCTGAATCGCCTCCCCGGGAGGCAAGATGCGTATTACAATCGCAATAGAATGTGGAAAAACAAGGGCAGCAGCACGGCAGCCGACCGGAGAACGCTCGTATCCCCCAGCCACCTGATCGTGAATGTCGGTGGAGCTGGGAACCACTCATATGAGCTGGCTACAGCCGTCGAGCTGGACCTGGACACTGCCGCCAATTGGGACGATTCGCAGTATGCTACCCCCGCCAATCGTGCCGGCAAGGACTTCTATGTCTATGCCTGCGTCCCCGTGAGCGGTTATGTGCCTGTAATCATCCTTAGCGCTGCAACCACCTACCCGGCTGGATACACCGCAGACAATAGCCGCAAGATAGGCGGGTTCCACTGCGAATGTGCGGATGTGGGCACAATCTCCGGCCACCCCCTCACAGGCTACCTAGCTGGGGATATCATCCCTCGGTCTTGCTGGGACCTTTCCCATAGGTCAGCTGGCGCCCAGGCCGGTATGGTCTGGGCCGGAAAGACAGACTTCGATTCCCTCGCAGGCCCCAAGATTTGGGTCGCCCTCTATCTGGCATCGGGCACCGGATCAAGCACGGCTTCCGCCAACGGGGCCACGATCTCAGATACACGAGACTGGATGAGTTTCGTGGACGACTTCGCCGCGATCGGCTGCCGGATGCTGGAAGATGATGAGTTTCAGGCCATAGCAGCGGGCTCGAATGAAGAGACGAACATTGCCGGATCTGCCGATCCCGTCACCACCGGCGGCCATCTCGACACGGCCAGCCGGAGGATGATCAGCAACATTGGCTGCGAGGACTGCTGCGGCGCAATGAACCAATGGCTCAGGACTCAAAGCTATCGGTTCGACGGAGCAGCAAACCATACCCACCAGGTAGTGGTGTCGGGCGATCCGGAAACTGTGACTTCTGGCAACCCATCTGGAGATGTCGCTCCGGCACTCGGCTATTACGATCTGCCCGGAGCGAAGGGCAGCATCTACAAGCAAGGAACTTACGGCGATGTAAAGCTGTGTGCGGGCGGAAGTTGGCCGAATGCGGCTTTTGCGGGTTCGCGGTGTCGGTATGCGAATTATTGGCGGTGGATTTCGGGTACGGGTCTCGGCGGCCGGTTCGGCGCGGAGCCTGCCTAGTCGGAAGTCGAGAATTATGGTAACAACATCTGTTACGGGTTGGGCGAGTTAAGCTGTATGCAGGCGGAAATTGGACGAATGCAGCTAATGCAGGTTCGCAGTATCAGAATGCGTTGGTCGAGGGCATGGAATATATATTAGAATAACAATGTGTATTCCATGCCTCCTAAGCCAAAATATGGTATAACTAAAGAGCTGCTTGAAGACCTCCACCTAAAACAAGGTCTGACTCCAAAAGATATAGCATCCAAACTCGGATGTCACCACTCCCTCGTTTTGTGGTATATCAAAAAACACGGTATAACCAAATTACCAAAGTATGAGAGGCTGGAAGGCAAACGGTTTGGGCGACTCGTTGTAAAGAGTTTCGCTGGGATTAAAGGAAGATCTGCATTATGGGATTGTCAGTGTGACTGTGGTAATCTAACTAAAGCAACAACTGCAAATCTTAATTTTGGAAAGGTCAAGTCATGTGGCTGTTTGTCGACAAAAAAACGCCATTGGGTGGTAAGCAGGCCTTATTCAATCTGGCAGGGCATGAAGACCCGATGTGATAATCCAAAAGCAATCAATTATCACCGATACGGCGGTCGTGGAATAACATATGATCCTAGATGGAAAGACTTCTCAGCCTTCTGGAAGGACATGGGCGACAGCTATCTTGATGGTCTGACCATCGAGAGAAAAGATAACAATCTTGGTTACTCAAAAGAAAATTGTGTTTGGATAGATTACCGCAGTCAAAATTTCAATAAACGCACGAACGTCTTCTTAGTACACGACGGAAGAACACAGACCGCAACCGAATGGGCGCTAGAGCTTGGTATTAATAGGAAAACCATCTGTTATCTGCATGACAAGGGATTGGGCGATGAAGAAATATTCGATTCCATTTTATGATTTACCAATTTCATTTTAATTTTAACTAGATCAGTTTTCATAAGGTGATTTACCATGAGAGGATACCCTAAAGGCCCGCTCACCAAGCGGGATTACGAGAA